ATCACCAGCGGCAGCTACTCTATGAAATACTTGAGCATTTGTACTAACTCTCATTCTTGTACTTGCCATTTTATTCTCCTATTATTGTTGTTGGGCTGCTTGAGCAGCAATTGTTCTATCTATCATTTTAGAATTATTTGCAATATATGAACTTACTTCATTCACAGACCATTTATAATACTTATCTGCTTCAGCTTGGTAATGCTGTGCCTGCTGAGCAGTCATAGTTGTTTTTTGAGCTTGGTTACTTATATTGGCTTGAAATTTTTGTACTTCAGCTGTGTATTTTTGGAGGTCAGTAGCTCTCTCAGCCTGCCATACATCAACATCAGCTTTCAAATTAGCAGTGAACTCTTGGACTTGTGTCGCTACTTGCATTTGATAATTTTGAAGATTGTTCTGATATGCTTGGGCATTATTACTATTATCCGCAATCAATGCTTGCATTTTATTTTGTGCGTTTTGCAATGCGTTTGCTTGATCTTTTTGAAGATTAGACTTTTTTACATCTATATCAACTTGAAGATTTTGAATATCTGCTTGCATATCATGATTAGCTTTTGCAACAGCCTCTTGAAACTCAATCTGATATCTTGCATTTTCTTTGTTAAATTCATTTAATTCATTTTGAAGATCAGTCCCAAACTTTTGAATTTCTAGTGTATTCCTTTTTTGCCATTCATCACACTCAGACGAATTGCCTTGTACAACCCTAGACACTTCTGCCGTATAAGAAGAAATCTCATTTTGATAATTTTGTATTTTACGAGCTTCATTAGCATCTGCTAACTGAGCTTCTTGTATCTTCTCTTGAACAACAGCTTGATAAATAGCAGAGTCTTTTTGAAAAGTATTCAAAGCATTTTGCATATCACTTTGATATTGCTGTAATACTGTTTGTCTATCTTCATTCCATACTTGTAAATCGCCTTTAAGATTTGCATCATACTCTTGCACTTCTTTTTGAACTTCAGATTGATAACTTTGAAGTTCACTTTGGTATTTATTAATCTTACTTGTATTATCTGCTATAATAGCTTGCATATCGTTAGCTTTATTCTGCAATGAAAGAGCTTGATCTTTTTGCAAGTTTGATTTCTTAATATCATTTTCTGAATCAGCATTCTTCATTCTTTCTTGTGATTCAACTCTTAAATTCTCAACAGCTACTTGAAGATCATGATTAGCTTTATTAAGAGCTTCTTGAAATTCCATTTGATAACGTGCATTAGTGTTATTAAAAACATTCAATTCGCTTTGAATATCTGAACTATACGTTTTTAATAAATTATCATAATCAGTTTTATATTTTTCAAAGTTTTGAATCCACTCTTCATTAGTCCACTTCTGAACAACTGCATTTGTCTCAGATTGATACGCACTTAATTCATTTTGATACTTAGTAAGCTTAGATTGATATAATTGAACGCCTTCTTGAAAATTTTGTAATGCATTATCTGAAGCAATCTTTTGGTCTTTATCTAAATTAGCTTTTCTAGTAGTATATATATGTTGTGCTTGTTGTGTTGCTTCTTGAATGTCCTTTTGAAGATTGGCATTTTCCCTTTGAAAATCCTGCTGATACTCAACATTATTTTTATTAAATACATTCAATTCATTTTGTATATCACTTCCGTATTTTTGTAAATCTGTTTGTCTACTTGTTTGCCAAGCTCTAGTATCTCCTTCTAAATTTTGCTGATACTCTTGAACTTTTGTACTAACTTCGGCTTGGTACGCAGACAATTCATTAGAATATTTTTGAAGTTTTTGGGCATCGTCAGATGATGATAGTTGTGCATTTTGAATTGCTTTTTGTACTGATGCTTGGTACTCTGCATTATCTCTATTAAAAGAACTAACTGCATTTTGCATATTAGCACTAAACTCACCAATTTTAGAGTCCATCTCTCTTAATTTAACACTAGCAAGCTCTACATCTTCCTCAGTATCAACATAAGTATCAACTTGAGCATAATCAGTATTTGGAGAAGGAGGCTGAACATATGTAGGTACAGTACCAAATGCTCCAATAGAACTATCTGATAAAGATGGTGGAACAGGTACTGCAATTGTAATTGATAAATCACTTATTATAGGAGCAGACTCTAATACTATTGTTGGCTTTGTGTAACTAGGAGCACTCACACTAAGGACAGACATATCAGATATATTTACAATAGGTTCAACAATATCAGATATACCAGTGACATCCTCATAAGTAAAACTAGGAGACTCAGGTGCTACAGGAACGCTTGGAAGATTCAAACTACCAATAGTACCTAAAGATGGTACTGAAAATACTGGTTTAGTATAGCTTGGAGCATGAGCACTAACATCAACAATAGAAGGAGCAGATGCAGATGTAGTTACTACGCTAGATGCACTTATATCTCCTACTGAGGCATCGCTATGACTAACAACTGTTAATGATGGTGCCACAGGAGGCGTAATAGAAATTGTTAAATTTCCTATTGTTGGTTTAGTCCCTAAAGTTGGAGATGATGGGGGTACATAATTAGGGTTAGACCCCGAAAAATCTGCTACAACTTGAGCCGAGACACTAGGCTTGATGGGAGGGCTTGGGAAAACCCAAGAAGTAGCAGGAAAACTTGTTAATGACATAACTGGCTTTGTATATGTTGGTGCGTTTGAACTAACATCTATTATTGAAGGGGCAGTTACAGTCCCTTTAAGTATATCCGAAACAAAAGCATCGGAATAAGTAATTTTTTCAAGTATTGGAGAAATAGGAGCTATAATGCCTATATCCAAATCTGTTATTGTTGGGGCTGAACCCAAAGTAGGAGAGACAGGAACATCAACGTCTACCCAGTCTGTAATCTTTCCACTAGCTAATTTTGTAAACTCAAGAGAAGACACTCTATAAATAATTGCATTCCTTAAATCAGAATCATCATCTATTTTAGAATAGTCTATGTAAAATATATATCCAGCATTGGAACCATCAGTAACGGGAGCAAAATGCACAGCCCCTTGTTTATGATAAAATTTAGGATATTTAGATGTTGCAAATTTTAAACTCGTTGAATCAAGTACCCAATTTGCCTCTGACATTGGAATTTCTTTACAACTATATCCGTTTCTTTGTACATCAGTAATAGAATCATTTATTGAAAATGAAATTGCACTACCATCAGTTGAAGATGATGAAACTTTTTGTGCGAATAATAATAAATCTTTAGGTATACTAGAAACTGCAAATTTCTGAGCATCTTCTATGCTATTAGCACTTAAAGAAGATATGCCAGTAATGTCTTTTACGCTTTGAGTGATTTCAGTTAAAGCCATTTTCCCTCCGCTATTGGGGGAAAGTGCAAAACTTTAACCCCCAAGAACATTAAGTTATCTTACGCTACTTTCCAGACTGCGTGAGATTCGGGCATTTGCCATTCCATACCAGCTTCGGTAAGGATCATGTCAACCCGTTTATCTGTACCAGTGTTTTCCAAGGATTGAACACCAACATAGATCGAAGTGTCTCTAGAAACACCATTACCTGCGAGAGGACGGTATTTACAATGCTTCATATTGACACCAAGCATAGCAACTTGAGTTTGATCAAGAGCAATGTGACGAGCCACGTTCATGTCACCATAAACTGTAGAAATTCTCGTCATGTCAACTCCAAATTGCTTGCTTCTTCCAGTAGCTGCAAAGCCAGCACGACCATATGATTGACCGTCAGCTGCAGGTGAAGATGCACCGGGTTCTACCATGCCAATATTATTAGCAAAGTAACCTGACAATTTATGCAACCAGTTGTATACTGCTGTAGAGCAGAAGAACACAGTTGCTTTGGAGTCATTGTATCTAGGATCAACATAGTTGCTCAAATCATCAAGAAATGAATCTTGAGATTTACTAGCTACGTCAAGTTCAAATACATTACCATTGTTCAAGATGTAATCAACTGCACCTTGAGTCTGTGCTACAGAGTTAGCAGTATACTGCGAACCGAACAACAAGGACTGTTCAATGTCCCATTTGTGCTCGATGAGTTTTTCACGCCAAATCCTTGCCCATTCATTTGGTTCATACTTAAGAACCGTTGCTCGGGCAGTATTTGTCATACCAAACTCAGTACGCCATATCTGCGTTTGTCCATAACCAGTAGCGAAAGGCTGATCATTCCAAGTAGTTCCAAGGAGTGAAGAACCTTCTGCATAAGAAGTTCCAACAACGTATGAACGCTGTGCTTCTAATGAACCAGCAATCTCTTGATCGTAAGTACGACCAACAGGAACATTACTTGCAAATGAACTATATTCACCTGAAGCTGCTCTAATTACTGAACCAGTAACAAGCTGAACACTGCGAGCAGATGAACTAACATTTTGCATAGCAAAAGTTTTATTCCCTGCTGCTGCGACGGCTGTCACTCTCAATAGAATGTAATCATCTGGTTTAGCACCATTTGCTCCACCACCAGCTGTGGAAGAAACAGGAATCTTTATGATTTGATTATCCATAAAGAACTCAGGGGCTGTTCCAGAATCACCAACATCAATCTTGTCAGTTGCTTGTCCGAACTTGTTTTGGATGTTGCCACCACTTTTGTAATCACACGCCATATATACTTTAAGTATATCGTCTAGAGCAATTGTTGCATCTGCTCCATATCCAGTGATTGTTGCATCGTCAAATACATCAGTAGTACTAGCCTTAATTTGACCAACTACATATGCATAACGTCTATGAAAAGATGGTCTTCGTTCCGTAAACTTGAAACTTGGATCATCGGTAGGATTTTTAGCCACTTTTGATACAAATCTAAAAAAAGGTGATTGTGCAATCGCCAATTCTGATACCCTACTGCCAAAGTTATACTTTCTGCGAAGGACACCAGTATTTAGATCAGTACCTAATCGAGAGCCAGCTGCACCCAGAGCTTGATCGTTGATATCCCAATTGCTCAGGAATCTAGGGGTTGAGGCCATTTTCTACTCCATTAGTTAAAAATATCGTCCATCCCTACTTTGAGTATTGAATCAAACACAGCATCATTCACATCACCGTCTTCTGGGTTTGTAGATTGTTCTCCGCTGGATGCAAGCGACTGAGGCTTTTGCCTGACATTTTGCATTTGATTAGCTACTTGTTTCCTTGTTTCATTCGCAACTTTTTGGTCACGATTTTCACGATTCATCAAATAATAAATATCATCAAATGTTAATTGACGGCTATTAGCATAATCAACAAATTTTTCCCATTGTTCATTATCAAGCTCATATTTCTCTTTGAAATCCTTCTCCATTTGAGAACGCTGTGCTTGTTCATTTTGAACTTTGGTTTGTTTGCCAACAATACCTTTAACCCTGTCGTTTACAACAGAATTGAAAACCTTAGCAGAATCAGAATTTGGATCACTAAAAGCTTCGTCTGAGTCAAAAACGAAGTCTTCATCTAATCCCAATCTTTCCTTCATGCCTTTTGGTTGATTCTCGCCATTGATATGATCTCTGACGGTACTAATCAAATTAGGGTCTTCTCTCATACGATCAAGTAAAGGGGCGTAAGGCTCTAGCTCCTGAAGGCGATTATTAAGTCGCTTTGCTTCACGGCTTGAATCCGAATATCTCTTTTCTAGTCGTTCGAGTTGTGACACCTGATTGGTGTCGTTTGTCTCTTCGGCAACAGGGCTCTTATTAGAGGTTGTCTGTTCTTGAGGAGGTGGGGGTGATTCAGTGAAAGACCCGTTGACTTGTTCATCTAACTGTGCGAAAAAATCACCGGGGTCATCAATATCCCCTCCGGCTATGCCCGTTACGGCATCTTCGACAGAAACAGGGCTGTCTTGCAGGTTAGCTGCTTCTTGTTCTGGCATTATATTACTCCTTTTTTGTTAATAAATGCAAATTATTTTTTATTAGAAGGCTCTCTTGTTTTTTCTCTTGCTTGATCCTTCATTCTTTCACGAAGTAATTTTTGTTGTGCTTTAGTATCAAGTGTTTCTTTGGTTATTGCTTCTGAGCCTCTTTTAGTCTCGTCCCTTATACCAGATTGTATTAATTGCCTAGATAATGTTTCGATTGTGCCATCTCTATCTTTCAAAGCACCTTCTAAACTATCAACTTGAGATTTAAGTTGTGAGTATATTGATTTTCTCTTAAGAATATTTTCTTTTCCACGAACATCAGTTTCTGCAAGCATAGCAATGTCATCAATAAGCCCAGATTGATACCATCTAAAATATTCTTCAAGTAATGCCCATCTATTAACTGGTAAAGTTGAACCTGCAACAATTCTTACGTCAAATTTAGCTGATGCATAATCATTGAACATATTAATTGCCCTTCCAAGATCATTATATATAGGAACATTAATCTCTACTTGTCTTTCTTCTTGGATATGAGAAGGCTGGATTATTCTAAAAATTTTATGTGCTCGATAAGTACTCTGGGCAATTGATTGAAAACATTTACCAAGATGCTCCAATGAAGGTTCAACTATATCATTCATCCAAGCCTTTATTCTCCTTGTCCCATGCTCATCCTGTGCAAGTAATCCACGATATGTATCATGTTGTTGCCCTAAGTCACCTTGCATAGAACTATAAATACCAGACATATACTCCATATCCTGCTTCCCCTCTTGAACAGTAGAGAAAAAAGCTTGATTTATGCTCTGGGGTTGAACTGGCGTGGGAGGGGCAAATCCTTGTCTATATTTAAGCAATGCACCGGGAGCAGAAGAATATTGTTCCCACTCATCTTCAGGAACAGAACCCTCTTCATAAATCCATCTTAGGTTAGAAGCCAAGTTTGCATTGTGAATCATTAATTGATGAGCTTTATTTATCTCTTGCTGTTTACCTATAAGTGGCAGTACAGCTGACATTGGGTATGGAGTACCTGTCCACATATACGGAATAGGCACTATTGGGTAATCAGCCATTGGCATATATGTTTCATAAAGCATAACTTCAGAACCAAGACTTACACTTACCTTAATTCGTGAATCATAAAAAGGCACAGCTTCTACAATAGTAGATGCAAACAAATCATTCTTAATTAATTCTTTATATTCTTGTTCATTTACAACTTGGTTTTCAATTTTAGTTGATTCTTCTTTTAACCTCGCCATTAATGATGTTTGTGCCTGCTCTAGTTGGTCTTCTAATTCTTTCTGTGCTTTCTCTTTTTCAATTTGACCTCTCTCTGGGATCATTTCGCCCTGCTCTACAAGCTCATCAATTTGAAGCATTTTTTCTTTTAACTGAACTTGTAATTCATTTTTAAGTTGAAGTAATTGTTCATTAACCTGCTCTTGAAGTTCCTCTAATCCTTGAGAATCTGGAGGCAATTGAATAAAAAGGTTATAAAGTTTGTACTTTTCTTTAGTATAGAATTCATAACAATCTACTACTTCATCTTCTTCTGATGTTAATGGATCGTATGCTTCTCCACCAATATCATCTGGCTGTATACTATCAGAATTGAAAGATTCTCTTTGTGAATAAAACTGACCTCCTTGGTTAGCAGAGCCATCAGCAGCATTAATTTTTTTCTTAAATTGTGGAAATAAACTAATAAGCTGAGTTTTGGGGAGGTCTTTTTTAATAATTATATAACTTGCATCTCTAAAAAGAAAATCTCTGCTCATAGGGTCTACCCATACGTCATGAGGATCAATTCTTTTAAATACAACTTCTCCCATACCCTTATCCATATCAGGGTCTATATCAACTTGTAAGAAACCAACTCCTTTTATAAGAGCATCTTGGATAACATGAGAATATAAAGAGTTACCATTCGATAGATACCAGCAATAATCTGCAATATCAGAATGAACAGCAGCAACATCAGTATCGCTACCTTCTGCCCCCACAGCTTGCCATCTAGGATTTTTAGCCGTAGCGAAATATTTCATCATTTCTATGACGGGCGTTATCCTGTTAATAGTAAAAGTAGGCATACCAGATTGCTCTAGCATACGTTCTTCATTTTTTGTTAGCTGGTCGTTGTGATAAAAATCACTACACTTTTGTGAAGATGATTGCCACTTTCTCCTATAGGCGTTATCTGCCCTTTGGAAAAGTTGGTATATAACTTCCGCTCTTTGCTTATTACTTTTTCTTGGCATATTTTCTCTTAGCCCGTTTATTCGCTGCTTTTCTAGCCGAACCGGTTTTCTTCAATCTATCACGATAAGAAGACTTACTTTCTTTTTTGTAGCGTTTTTTTGCGGGCATTTTTCTTTTTTCCTAATACTAAGGTTGGATGTCTTTGTCTAAAACCATTCATGTCAACAAAACTTTGCCAAGCTGACTTATTTTTACTACTCGAACTAATATTCATACTAGATTCTGAGTCTAAAGATAGATCATCTGGTCGAATAGGGTCTATTTGAAAATCATTTTCAGCCATTACATCATCCACTTTTTAACTGCTTCAATAAAATGGGCTGGATCACCTTTTCCGCCCTCTGTATTGTAATACTTTTTCCAATATTCAGCCTGTCCCTCTATAGAACGAGGCAATTTCTTTGGGACTCTTCGATACTTGAGCCTACAATGCACAATACCAGCTGCTATATTCTTCTCTAAGATTTCTCCCCATATATCTTCTTCGTATATTTGCCAATATCTAAGATTAACAAGACTAGCCTTAGCACAATCCTTCATTAATTCAGACCTATACTTCAAATAATGTTGACAATTGTCAACTGCAGAAGCTGGCTCTACCTGCCAAAATGATCTTGCCGGCCCATCTCCCATTTGGCGTATGTATTCATATCGAGATTCTACTATACCAGTGGCTAAAACCAGCATAACAGCATCTTTTGATGCATATTTTTCACCCATTTTGGAGCATGTATTATGTATCAGACTCCTCATTTGACTTATACTTACCATTTTATGCGACTACCCAGCTTTTTGGTTGTTTTTTTGGCTTAAACCACGACTTTTTGTCCTTTTCCTGTTTAAAATTGGGTGGAAAAGTGTGTCTACATGCATAATACAATGCCTCTATAGTATCATCGTGAGCCATTCGTGGGCCAAATGTAAGTATTTCATTAATTAAATCAAACATGTTATCTCTGACAAATATACTTCCCATACTGAACCTACCGCTAAGACCACTGTATATCCTATTCCTCTTCTGAGTCCCCCCAGGTTTTTCAGGTATTACAGCAATATCATAACGATTTAATCTCTTTCTTTCTTCATTAAGTGCTTGGAAGATAGACCTGTTCATAGCAACGTCTTCAACTGTAGCTGATACACAATGATATTTATTATAAAGTTCTATTATATAATCTACTACTCCAAGTTTTGAACCAGTATCGTATTTACTTCCAATAGTAGGGATAGACCTGTGTCTTTCATACTCAATAACATAAGCATTGTTGTTTATATCAACAGCTATTACCATCATCACAGAATAATCAGCACCCTTAGTATCTATATCCGTAGCAGGGTCGCATCCTATAAAAGTATTTACTGGTGTTTTTGAACCATCAATAGATATATAGTTTATCCCCTCTTCATATTCAATATATCCTTCATACTTTTTAATATCACTTGACTTCCAAAGAGAATCTTCTTCACTCTGGACTTGCATAAAATATTCTTGGTAATACTTGGATGGCTGACCTGAATCATAATAGAATTTCTTCTTTTGCTCCATGATCTTTTTTGTAAAAAAACTTTCCCATAATAAATTACCATTATCATCTAATGCTTTATATGTAACAATTTCCCATGCAAAATCTTTCTTATCCTTTATTGCTCGCTCATTAGATATAAGCAAATTATTAATAAAAGAATCATAATGAACTGGTGTTCCATTAACACGAATTCTACCAGTTTCCGGCTCAAGCGCAGGGTATACAACCGCAGTAACAAGATTCGCATTTTTAGCTCTAGCATCAGGAGTAATAGTATTTCCTTCATGTTCAAAATCATCCAGTATAATCAAGTCATATCTTTTATGAAGTTTTGCACCTCCCCTGATACCAGTAACATTACTCTTCGATATTAGTTTACAGCCATTACTTAATTCTATATCTTCTTCTGTCCATTTCCTACCTTTTAAATGCCCAAAGAAGTATTTTATCTGCTCATTATAGTCTAAGTGATACTTAATATAATCCATATTCCCCGTAGCTAACTTCTGAGTGGCAGATACCCAGCCATAGAAAAGCATATCAGAAGGGTCACAAAATACAAAATCTTTTAAAATTGATGCTTTTGTAAGAATAGTTTTACCATGACCCCTTGGCAAAATAAAAGCAGATTGCTTTACACTCAAGTCATCAATGACATCAGCCACTTCATAATGAAACGCAGGAGTCTCAGACCTTAAAAAGTCATCTGGTAGAAAAAGCTTCCCAAATGCTATAAGGTCATTATGGGCTAATAATAGAGCTTCCTCTTCCTTGCTTACGTTCTTCTTGTTTATGTTTGCCAAGAATAAACTCCTTTAAAGGTTTTTCTTTTTTATCCATTTCCACTAAACTGTTAAATGCCATTTCAATAGCATTCATTCTTTCAACTAGAACGCCTACAACTTGATTAATAGCCTTTATCTCTCTTATTATATCGTGCTTGGTAATGGAGTTTCGCTGCTTTCCCATATAAATCCGTGCCTTTCAGGATACTTCATAACTTTAGGGTATTGTTTAGATATACCATTTTTGTCAGGTATCCTGTGTTCTATTTTTGTTTTTTTCATTTTTTTGACCTTTTCCATGTTAAATAATCCGCCCCCTCGTACGGGTCAAATATTGTTGTAATTAATCTAGGGTCACTATCTTCATATTGTGGATCAATAATAGTGACTGGACACATGAAAATACATTTATCATCTAGCCCCAGCTCTTTTGCATATCTATCATTTGTTTTATAACTGCCAACTTGAACAGCATGACTAATTAATCCTGTCATTGGGTCTTTTAAAACTTGATAACCAGATACATGGATATGACCAGCAGTAAGTATATGATCTCTCCAGCCCATTTGGATAGCCTTGCTAATCCCATGAGCAGTGTTCCACATACTATGTCCTCTGAAATTATGGCGTGCATTTAGTCTAACTTCTTTACCATTGGGAAAAATAAGATTCATTCTAACTTTATGATTACTATAATTGGTCATGCCCCTTCCAATCATCCACTCTAGTGGGTCACCTACGCCACTCCAAGCATCATGGTTGCCACCAACTAAATAAAGCCAAGGAACCATCTTTACAAAATGCTCTGTCAGTCTCCAAGATTCTTTTGCAGATGTACCCTGTTCTCCATAAAGCCTTGATAATCTGCCTACCCAATTATTCTGCATATCCCCAACATTTCCACCATACAATCCTTCTGTCTTAGAAACCAATTGTCCATGCATCAAAAGTTTAGAAATATCTGTGCCATCATCGTCTATATGATTATCTCCAAAATGTGCAATACCAATGGGTTTATCGTCTAGTATTCTTATATCTATTAAGTGTTCAGCTTTTTCTCGCCTATTCTTAGCGTGGAATTGCTTAACACGGTGCTTGATTAAATCTTCAACATCAATATCTTCAGGAGGGAGTTCAGCTCTAACAAAAGCATATGTTTCTCTAATCCTCTGTTTCCATTTGCGAATTGTTCTTTTATGAACATTATATATCTTAGCTAATTCAGTAGGACTATTAGTTTCCATATCCGCAATAAATTCTGGAGGGATATGGTCTATATTTATAGGGTTATTATTCTGTGGCATTATCCAAACTCCGCTCTGGTAATTTCCTTTTTACTCCTTCTAATTGTTCTTGTGAGAAACCTTGAAATAAACCAACAACTCCTGTCTCAACCTTCTTTACATTACCTAGAGTGCCTATAGCCTTTCCAAGTTCTTTAACTGCTTGAAGTTGAACATTCGCATCCATACCATTATCTGCAATACATTTTAGACTATGGAGTATGTACTCATGGTCTATGCCAAGTTTACTCGCCACTTCTAATGCACTAGATTCTATTTCTTTCATAACTCTCCTCTGTTTTAACAATACTATTGATTTCTTTCTAGCCTTATCATCACTTTCTTCATTAAATGCATTCATGTATGCTTTAACCGCCCCAGAACCTGCTACAATGTGTGTTGCAAATTCTTTCTCTTTATTAGTAACATTTTTACGCTCAACAACTCGCCTAGAAGGGTTTGTTATCTTTTTTGAAAAAGTGTACCTATTGCCATGCTGGTCAAAGTCAGAATCCATAAAAGTAGAATCCTTTATAAGAAATGTACCAACAACAGTCCTTACCCATCCTTTAGAATTTGTATAATTTTTCCTATCATTAGGATGCTTTATATTGTTTGATACTTTAAGCAACTGAACAATGCCTCCATCATCAGCCTCAACCCAGTCGCCCTGAGATGCAGTCTTCCAATCTGTACTAGGCTCTGGTGCCTGCTTCCCAAAATGGGAGTAATATTCATCTAAATCACTAAATACATAATGATTTATTTTTTTAATTGTTCTATAATCCAATTATTTTTTCTTTCTATGTTCTTTTCGTTGTGTCTGTATGTAGATGCTGTCAATTAAATCTTGGACAGCAGTATGTATATAATAGACTTCCCCATTTATCTCTATAGGAACAAGCCCTTTTGAAGCATTAGACAGAGCCTTCTCCATCTCACTAATAGGTTCATTTTGAAGAGGTTGTATTACGCTTGCCACTTTTTTTCTTCTTATTCTCTTTTTTAAGCTCGGCAGCCACTTCCGCTGCGAGAGCACGCTCTGCATGAATCCTATCACGCTCTTCCTCTCTCAGTCTCTGTACACTAGCAGCACCAGTCACAGGTTCTGGTCTAGCCATATCATCACTTGTCATATATGCCATTTCTTTACTCCCTTCTTTAATCGTTTATCTTTTACTAATTGGCATTGAACACACAAGCCATTAGGGTAAATAAAAAACTTTTCTACAGACTTCCCACAGTTATAACAACCACTGTAAGACGATGTACTGTCTGGATTATCTTTATTGTCTTTTGTATTATTCAATTTGCCCATCCTCCCAGCCCTTGAAGGTAAGCACAAAGTCAAGTAATATCCAAATACTAAATGACCATGTTATTTGTAAGAAAAATTGAAGTAAAATGATGTGGGTATATACTTAACTCTGAAAGGGAAAAATCGGTTTATTGGAATCGCTTTTTACGTTAGTCGGTTTTTCGATTCCTTCACTTACAATAACGGAGTTCATATGAAAACTATCCTTGAAACGCTTACACAGTACAGGGACATTTTAACTAACATCAATGGGAACCTTGTTCGGGTTAACTTTGACATCTCGCTTGATGTATTCACACTTGACGGTGTAGACTATCATCTCATCGTTTGGTACAAGAGAGATTGGGACAATGAAGGGGCTCTTTATGAGTCCAAGCGTTTGTTCACCACAGCTTCCTCAATTGATGCACGTTGGGACTTTCACGAGTCTATCAATGCTCAAGAAGATGACATGTATGATGCCATGTATCCAAGTGCATGATCATGTAGGTTAGAATGCAACAGCCCCCCTTCGGGGGGCTTGTTGTTGTTATTCGTTATAAGGCTTCGTATAAGTGCAACGTTGGGACGTATAGATACATACTATCACATACACACACATATATCGTACATATTCAACTAACGTGGTCAGTAACATGAAAGATTTAGATTTAGCAAGAGATACGGGTTAAAGCCCATCGTAATTTAGGTTTCCCTGCAGGTTTCCGTTCCCTGTGTCTCTTACTATAGTACCAAGGATGAAGTTAATATGTCATAAGGTATGGTGGTGCATACTTCCCAGACATATTACCACGACGGGTGGCTTCCGTTCAGATAATGAAGAGATAAGCGTAAGGGGCTCTTCACTTCATCCATAATTTAAATGGAGAGTATAACATGAATGCATTCAAGCATTACATAGTAGAAGTTATTATAACAATAATCAAGTTAATCAAGGGATATGGTTTAGAATCATTTGACTGTATCACTTACAAACAGTACATGGAGAATAAAGATGATTAAAAAAATCAAGCAGTTATTTAAAAGAGCAACACCAATAACAAAGGACAATAGACCTGACCGTTGGGTTGCTAAATATCCAGGTAATTCACATCAACGTAGAATAGCAAGACGTAAAGCAGAAAGGAGTGCAAACTCATGATAATATATTTAATCAATTGCACATTACATTACAATCATCATGTAGATATAAGCTTCACAGGGTATGGGAAAGATGATGGTAAGTATGTATATGTACCAGTCACCAAGATCAGTTTAAGGGAAAAACAAGGCGGTGAAATATATATACCTGAACAAGTTAAAGATAGTGAAGGTAATAAAATATTTAGAATCGCAATCAATCAACTTGAAAACATAACCTACATGGGTGACTAATATGTCATTTAAATGTTATAAATGTGATAAGCCTATTAAACCTAAATGGTCTGATAGGCTATTTACATATACTCATAAGTTATTATGTTATAAATGTTGGCAAGCATCAAAGAATAAAACTAACAAAGCATTATATGATGCTAATCAAAGAATAAGAAATAATTAATCGAGGACTCCGCATCCTCCAACAGGGGGGCAAGTCAGTAACAGAGTGTTTAAACTAAAAGAAAGCTCTCGAGACTTGTCTCCCATTACTTAACAAGGAGTATAACCATGCCTAATCGTAAAGCAAAAGATCGTAAAAGATTCAAACGTAAATTAAATGATAGTTTGAATAAATATGGTAGAACCAGAAAACAAATACAAAGCAGACTAAAGAAAGTGAAAACATCATGATAGTGCTCGGATATATATTAGGTATAATCATGTGGCTTTGTATAGGTCATTATGTCGTTAATATAAGACATCAAAGAAGAATTAGACTGAGTTCCAAAGGTAAGTGAGAAATCTTTTGGTTCATAGAAGGGGAAACACTCATTACTCACGTTTGACCATTTAATCATAGTACTTGAAACTGACAGCTGGATTAATGGATGGTAATGAGTCTTCTAACTCAGTCTATAATTAGCCTGTCCATATCTCCTGCGACTAACAATTATGTGGATTCATTGAAATTATTCAACACATATATGGCGTATACAGTTAAGATTAAATGGGCAGGCTATAATTGAGAGGTATGGAAGCAGTTGAAGTCTGCTATAAACGTGAGTATAAACACATTCCTACTAATACATCTAGCGAACCTCTCAAAAAATTAATAAATAATCATCATTAACAAGCTTCGGTCAGCCGTATTGGTAAACACAGATTGGCACACATTCTTTTTAAGATTGCTAGGTAAGCCCAAATTGATATATAAACCCAATTTATTAGGGTTGATGGTTATTTATTACAAGTCACCAATCTTGAAAAGGTCAACTTGGTTCCCACTTATCCAAAATGGTAAAAAAGTGGAAAAATTTATGTACTACACCGTATAAAACTCTACTTTAAAGTCTATGTCCTGTGTATCTAACCGGAGTCTTGATATAAAGTACGGAGCACCTGACGAGGTTGGAGTAGTTTGAATGATGCGAAAGATTTGCCTACGAGCATCAGCATATAATATTGGGAAGAGTTTGTTCTAATTTCCTGTAAAGGATTAAAAATCAACCTTGAATAGGTTGTTCTCTTCCCATTTAACCATAATAAACAGGGAATACAATAATGAGAAAACTAGCAGTAGATGAAATAATAGGTGGTCTTGTAGAAGCTTATGAAAAGTTACTTATATTATCCACAGACCCAGAAGGAAGTTGCCCAGCAGAATATCATCAAGCATTAGGTGAAGTCACAGCATTAAGATGGGTATTGGGTCAGCCAAAATGTTCAATAGATAGTACAATGCAAGAAGATGAACAACTTGTATTTGAAGAAGAACATGAATATGCTCCAAAGGAGGATGAATAATGGGTATATATTGGACTTGTTGTTCTTGTTGTCAACAGGTTGAAGATCATCAATATGAAGGTGATGAAAGAATGTGTTTTGATTGTCTTGATGCTGGAGATTATTATGAACCAACAGAACATGATAAAATATCAAGCGGTAATAATGAAAAACCACAACTAATACTCATGGCATGGAGGAAATATTGCATGGAATCACCAATTTTTAGAATGTTTGTTAAACTAGGATGGAGGAAATAATGCCAAAAATAAGAAGTATAACACATAGATATGCTGATAGCACTGTTTTAAGAACACAAACTTGCAGATATGTATTATCTCTTGCAACAAAATGTGTTGAATTGCTTGAACATGGTTGTAGTACAACTGAATTACAAAAAATAAAAAGTGAAATCAGTTATATAAAAAGAATGTTAAAACAAGAGTTTATCAGATCACCATCAACAAGATCAGATAACTTTCAGTAAACTTAATATAGTCAACAGGGGTTCCGGAGCATAATTCCAGAGCAGTTCTGCATGAAAGCTGTAGCGTCAGTGTCCGTTGATACTGCAAGCCCTATAACGTAGCTGTTTTGGTTGTCCCCTGTTGACTTTAACCCTTAATATTATTAAATTTAGGAGCATCACATGAAAAGAATACAACAAACTGACATAATTGAAAAACTATATAATTCATACTTAGAAGATCAAAAATATGTAAAGAAAGAAGGACATTTCTCGGCATCATCAGCAGGCAAATGTTATCGTGAACAATATTATATTATAAATAATTATGAGCAAGGTGATTTCGATGATAGAGTCAGAAGATTACTAAGACTTGGTACAATTGTCCATAAAGATTTTGAAACAGCTATAAATGATAAGAAAGATCAACTTGAAACAACAACTGATCTATTAACAGAATATGAAGTTATAATACCTGAATTAAAGGTTGTGGGACACTTAGATATTGCTCTTGTTAATCATAAAGAGAAAAGAGTAGATATATATGACTTAAAGACCACTGGTGGATATAAATGGAGGTTATTATTTGGCAGAAAGCCTGATCCTAACCCAAGCTTCATGTATGAGCTACAAATAGGGACATATGCCCTTGGTTTGATGAATAAATATGATAATTATGATTATACATTAAGTCTTATATATTATAATAAAGATACAAGTGCTATGAAAGTTGTAAAGAAAGATGCTACTCATTGGATTGATAAAGCATTAGAATACTGGACAGATTTAAATGAAACACTAGATGATATTGATAATGATAAAGATTTGATTCCTGGGGGAAGCATGGGTGTACCTATGTATGATTGGCAGTGTAAATACTGTGGATTTAAAGAAGAATGCCCAGGAATATTCACACCAGCAAGATAAAGGAGAGACAGATGGGGAATAATAATGACCTACAAGTTGTATCTGACAATACTATTATAGTAACAGGTGCAATTCAAGAGATGTTAGTCAAAATAACTGATACTCATGAACTTGTCAGTTTAATACCAACACCTAAAGCTTATATTAAGAAAAAGATGGGTTTAGACTATGTTGAGATAGGATACATGAAAAGAATGGCTGATGTACATTTTCCGGGTTGGACTTGGGAAATAATTAAAGGCGAAGCATTAGGCTCAGAAGCTTATGTTGTTCATGGCAGACTAAAATGGTTTGATAATGGAATATGGCGTACTGGAGACATGGTTGCAGCTCACAGAATACAAAAGAAACGAGGAACAAGTGAGTTTGTTGATGTTGGTAATGATATTAAATCAGCTAATACTGACACTATGAAGAAAGCATTCAATATGTACTTGAATATTGCAGATGACATCTACAAAAATCAAGCTGAAGACCCTGAGTTATCAGATAAACAAAGAGATGATATTCTTGCAATAGCAATAAATATAAGTGACGAGAAATTCAATCAAATTCAAGAATTAATAGAGAATGGTACTGTTAATACAATGAACTATAAAGGTTCAATAGCAAAGTTAAGGAGGCAAAGAGATGAAAAATCTTAATTCTCCCAGCAATAATGAAATGTTAGCTGGAGGAATGGAATACATAATAGGTCTAAATGATGGAAGAGACTTCCATGATGTGATTTTTAAAGGAACTACTATGTATAATGGAAAACCCATGATGCGTTTTGAATTACAAGATGGTCGTGGATTAACAATAAACCCAAGTTATCACTCATTTACATTGGAAGCGAAACAAACTTTTCCAATGCCAAGTGATTTCAATAAAACAAAACAAGAAGGAGACAATAATGGGAAAACTCACTCAATCACAAGCAGACGAGCTTAAGAAAGCAGGTATATTATCTACAAAGGTTATAAAGAACCTTCAAGATAATGATGCTATCTCTCAAGGAAGAAAATCTACCAAAAGGTATATGAAAACTTCTGACGGAGCATGGGTTTCGCCTCAATTCTACTTTGAAGGTGTGTCAAAGCACAAATATTCAAAGAAAATGAATGAATTGAAGGAAGCTGTTGAAAAAGTAATTAATAAGTTCACAACTGATCAAAAATAACAAGGAGTAAATCGTGAAAAAAACAAAAGCAGTATTTGACGAATCAAAAGATGGGTTTACATATGTACCACCCGGTACATACCCCATGAATATCATTTCATTTGGTGTTAAAGACATTAATGACAGTAAAGTCTTTAATATGAAGTTTAGAGTATCAGAAGAAGTATCTAAGCTTAAAGTTGCTAAAACCATAAAAAATGGTGATGGTGGCTTTGTAACATCAAAAACAGATAATGGCGAAGATGAATTAATTTCAGCTGAATTTGTTTCTGGAATGGAATACTTCAATAAGGGTGTATGGCTTACACCTAACCCAGAAAAAGGTAAAGGATGGCAGAATCGTAAGTATTTAGAATTTTGTGAAAACATCGGAATAACCTTTGATAAGGACAAAGATGGCAATGTTCAATTGGGTGAAATTGAAGAAGAAGATGTATTAGGACTACCTTGTCTTGGTGCATTAAAAACTGATAAATTCACAAATGCTCAAGGAGAAGAAGTCTCTGTGTTGAAAGTAATGCAGGTCTTTCCTTGGGCAGATGGTACTAAATTATCCGAAGATGAACTTGGAGATGATGTGCCATTTTAATAACCAGCTTTTAAAAAAAGGCTGACAAATGAAAAAAACGGGGATAGGTTGGCTCTTGTCCCCGTTTTTACTGAGAGGATATTATGAATAAAGCAATATATGCATGGATTATACCCAAGGGACAAAAGAAAGAACGGAAAACATTTCTTGGTAAACACATTGGCAATACTATACACAGAGAATTTCCATTTTCTAAAGCAGTACTATGGCAAAATAAGGAACTTAGCTTTGATAAGCGATTATTGGACTATGCACTAGAAACAAATGTAAAGTATTTTGTTTTTAGCGATCCAGTTAAAAGAATAAGCCTTAAAGCAGGTATTAAAGCTTTACAAAATAATGGTTATGAAGAACAATATGGTGAAGGTACACAATGGTATTTTTCAAAACAGTTAGCAAGAAAATTATCACAGCAAGAAAAGACACCTTATGTAAGTCGTGAGGTAGTTATATGAAAACTTTACAACACAATGAAAAAATAGGTGTTGCTCTTACAGAAGAAGAAATGACCCTTACTATTAGAGCAATGACTGTAACACTAGCAGTTTTATCATTAATAGACAAGCTGGGATTAACAACAGGCATTACAGGGTCTTCCCTAAAGTGGTTGGATAATCTCGAAAAGGACTACAGGAAAATATATGAAAGCTACAAAGAAAATAAAAAGGACAAATCTCTCCCTACGATACAAGAAGATTGCGAAACTTGCGACTAAAGCATTAAATGATCAACCTGTATATAAACCACAAAAAGGATTGTCATTTCTTGAAGATGTGCCTATTGGTACTATATTTAAAACAGAAGCAATGGAGGGAGTCAAAATAAATGATTCAATTAATCCAGTTGTTTTAATATATGATGGGTCTAATACTGGTAAATACTCATTAGCAGGAAAGTGTGAAATTGAAATAATAACAATGGGGTATGTCCCTGAAGGAGAAGAAAAATGATAGTATTTGATATAGCAGGATGGATAGCCAATACATTAGTTTTAGGGCTAGCAGCATTAATATGGTTAACAGTTATTTTTGGTTCTTGTATGTTGATTAGTATGGGAAAAAAAATAATTGATTCTTTTATAACAACAATAGAGAAAAGGAGAAACAAATGATGAGATATTATTGGGAAGCACTATTTAGTGTAGAATATTTCCCTTACTGGGAATTCACTATGTTGATGATGCTTGTAATGTTATGTAGTATTCTATGGAGGTTGAATCGCATAGAACGCACACTGGATGATACTAATACAACTGTAAATTACCTGTTTACTAAGAAAATAGAGGAGGAATAAGATGAGTAAAATGGGATACATACACTATCTTTGTGAAGAAGGCAACAGAAAAGAGTTAATAGAAGAACTTGGAAGTGTTGAGATGGCAGATGGATTCTTACAAGCACATAATCAAATAAGATCAAAAAAAGATAGTAGTGCTTTTGGAAAGTTAAATGAAATAGTAGATAAAAGTTTAAAAATAGTAAAAGAAAACATTGGTAAAGCAAAAGAAGAAAGTAAAAATGTAAAAACAGATTTGGATATGTTATTTAAAGATATAAATAGAACAAACTGATGCCTACTCCATTTATGTGTCATTGGTGCGATAAGCCAACAATGAATGAAACTGGAATATGCATTGAATGTGAACAGAAATACGAAGAAGGCAATAAAGACATAGCAGGAACTGTAAGAGAACTTGAATCTAGAGTAAGATGGCTAGAAGATGGATTAAAAGAAATAGCGAGTGGAAGAGATGATATGAATGGAATATACATAAAACAACAAGCTCAAGCAGTATTAGATGGAGAACCAACAACAGCTGATAAGCATAATGATGAACATAAATCACCTAATTTTCATACAATAATACAAAATATAGGCTACAGAGGAGAAGATGAGTAATCTTAAATGTCCTTGTTGTGGATATGATTTTACAATTAGGTCTAATTATTCAAAAGATGTCATTAATCTTATAAGTGTATATGGGAAAGAAACTAAAAGTTTACTGAAAAAAGCGATGAGAGCAATATATGATAACGTAAGTAGCGATAAAGACGTATCTAGGTATTATCAATTCCTGTATGGTATAAGAAAAATTGAATCTGCTCATATTAAATATAGTGTGAGACTATTCATGGATAAAAATTATCACTTACAGGGTAAAGGATTTTCATATTTATCTTCTATGATAAGAAATAGAAATGAAAATTATAATAATCAACTAAAAAACGAGAGGAGAAGTTATGGGAAAATCCCAAAGAAACAGCGTATCAGTGATTGATACATTATTTCCAGTAATGGAAATACCTGCTACTTATGCTTTTAATGAAGAAGCTGGTATAGGAGATGTGAAATTAAACACAGGTTATAAGTTCATAGTAAGAGAGGACACCAATGAAGTATTAAGTTGTATGACAGATGAATACAAGTTGGTTTCAAATAAACAAGTTATTGATGAAATAGCAAAGCCATTAAAAAGTAGTGGAGCACATTTCAAAGAAGCTCAAATGTTTGGTGATGGAGCAAGAACACAATGGACTTGGTTATTTCCAGAAACAAAAGTTGATATTGGAGATGGTGATAATGTTAATCCAGAGATTACTGTCAAGAATAGTTACGATGGGAAATGGGAATTGTCATTTATGGCAGGTGCATTCAGATTAGTGTGCAGTAATGGATTAGTAATTGGGACTATTCTTGATAGCAAAAGAAACAGACACTCAATATACAATACTAACCTTGACAAATTGTCCGAGCTGATAATGGATACTGTTAATAAGACCACTGATCTGTTTAATGAAGACTTTCCAATGTTACAATCCGTAAAAGTACATGATAAGTCTGTTCCAAATGTTGTTAAGCAATTGCCTCAGCAAGCAGTTGAACCTTTTGTTCGCTATTGTATGGGTCATAAGATTGAAAACTATTGGGATTTACTAAATGCTTTTACTTGGGTAACAAGTCATGCATTAAATCGTCAACATGAAAGTACTCATAGACTTGAAAGCAGAGTTTATCCTTTAATTAAGAATATGGCTACTGCATAATATGGATTCAGTCAACTGGAAAGATTGTCCAGTTATATTGCCTTATTGGGGAGGTAAAGTTCAACTTTCTAGACAGTTAGTTGGAATGATACCTCCCCACAATAGATATATAGAAGTATTTGCAGGTGGACTTTCAATGTTTTTCAGAAAAAAGAAATGCAAACATAATGTTATTAATGATAAAGACAATGATATAGTAAACTTATATGAATCAGTTAGAACAGATTTTGAAGAATTCTCACATCACTTTAAATATTTAATCAAAAGTCGTGAATTGTTTAATAGATTTAAGGCAGTAGTAAAAAGTGATAAAAATATTAACATACCTAATCCTAAAAGAGCAGCTGAATACTATTATATAATTAAATGTGCATTCAATAATAATTTTCATAACCCAATAAGTAAAGACCAAGAATGGAATAGTAAATTTTTAAAAGACATAGATTACTCAAAACAATACTTTGATAATGTAATGATAGAGAATTTTGACTTCAGGGAATTATTAAAGAGATACCCACCAAAACCAGATGACTTCTGGTATCTTGACCCACCTTATATAGCAGCAACAGAACGTAAAGATTATTATTTCTTTACTTTTAATCAACAAGATCATAAGGATATGTTAGGAATACTAAGGGCTATTGATGAAAAAGGTGGTAAATTTATGGTTTCCTATGACGATAGAAATGAAATAGAATCTCTATTAAAAGAGTTTGAAATATCAAAAGTACAGACAAAATATGGCGGTAGACATTTTGATCCAAGTAAAGTATACAATGAATTAGTAATTACAAATTATAAACCACAAAAACAAGAAACCCTATTTTAAGGAGATAATATGCAGGGACTAAAAGACAATGCAGAACAAGTAGCTCCTCATTCAGTAGAGGCTGAAAGAGCGGTATTGGGTTCAGTATTACAAGCAGGTACACCAATATTTGAAAAGGTTGGTGGATGGATAAGAAATACAGATGCTTTTTATTTGGATTTACATAGAAAAATATGGGATGCTTGTGTAGAATTATATAAAATACATAATCCAATAGATATTATTACAATAAATAGTAAAATTAGAGAAACACATAAAGGAATGAGTGTTGGATATGAATTGAGTGGAATGGTAGATGATATAGTATCAGTATCAAGAGCAGATGTTTATGCTAAAATTGTATGGGAAAAATATATACAGAGACAAATATCAAAATCGGCATATGAGCTTTATAGCATGAGTTATGATGAATATAGTGTAGTATCAGCAAGATTAGATTCACATATGAGACTAATAGGTGAATTACAGGACTTAGCACCTTCAAGAAAGCAAGATATTGCAGATATTGTTAGTGCTGCTGTTGAGTCAATTAAAGATAAAACAAATGTAATCAGATATGGTATTCCACAATTAGATAAACCAGCTGGAGGTATGACTAGGAAAGAAATAACAGTTCTTGGTGGTCGTCCGGGTCATGGTAAAACAACACTCATGATTAATATTGTAAGAACTCTTATAGAACAAGATTACAAAGTAATGGTATTCAATAGGGAAATGAGCAATACAGAAATGATGAATAAAATATTTGTTATGGAGGCTGATTTATTAAGTTATTCAGATTTAAGAGAAAAACATGATGAAAATAACGAATCCATTGTTATGAAAGAAGTAAAAGGGGTTGCATCTCATGTAGATAAAAAATATAAAAAGTTACTAATGTATGATGATGTTAGAACTTTAGATGAAAGCCTAAGAGAGTTAGGAAAAGAAAAACCAGATGTTGTTCTAGATGATTATATTCAACTTATAAAAGTAGATGGTGGATTTGATGGAAGAAGATTTGAAATAGAAAAAATAATGAATGAATATAAATGGGCTTGTAAGCGTTATGATTGTTCTGCTTTTCTATTAAGTCAATTAAATAGAGCTATAGAGATGAGAGCAGACCCAAGACCTAGAATGAGTGATTACTCAGAGAGTGGTGTAATAGAACAAACTGCAGAGACAGCATTATTCTTATGGTATGGATATAATTTTGATGACTCAGCATATGATAAGAATGAAGCAGATGTAATAGCAGCTAAATCAAGATATGGACAAGTTGGAACGTACACTATTGGATTTAGTGGAGATAAATGTAAATATTATAATACAGTTGAAGAAGCACAAGCAAATCAAAGAAAATCCCTACTATTGGATTGAAAAATATGCCAATGCTCAAGAAATAATGGGTATTGATATAACTTTAAAACATAAAAGGGAAATTATAGGATATGATTGTTTAGAAGATCAACCTGTAAGAAAACTCAAACAACTGATATACGCATTGCGTTATGTCTACAAAGGCATCCGAAGGAGCGAAGCAAAAAGCGAGAGCGACTGAGGATGCCATTAAGGGAGGAAAATGAAACAATCAAATATACATCATGAAATAACTGAAGTAAGAAGTGGGGCAGACAGTTTAAACAATGTTTTATTCCAGCTTATACAAAGAATAAACGATCTTGAATACAGATTGTCTTATGTAGATAGACTTCCGTATCCTGCACGTGATGAAAATGGTGAATTAAGATATGATACATTGGAATTAAAGGAGAAAAAATAATGTCAAGTATATCCAGAATATATGTGGGTATTGACCCAGGTGCTAGTGGTGGTATTGCAGCTATAGCACACGATAAGAAAGATAAAGTCTATTTAAAAGGAATATGGGCATGGAAAGACCCCAATACAGCTTCAGAGATAATGCATTCTTTTGGTACACAAGATAATGGTAACGTATGGGTACAGGCATTAATAGAGAATGTACACGCTTTCCCTTCAGATGGGAGAAGTAGTGCATTCAAATTTGGAATGAATCTTGGAATGTGGAAAGGTCTACTGGCAGCGTATAACATTAGTTATACAAGCATGATTCCACAGCAATGGATGAAACAATATGGTACAGTTAAAAAAGAGAAAAAAGAGCGTAAAAATCAATTAAAGGATTGGGCTTACATAATAGGAAAAAAGCTCGATTACGATGGCAAAATAACGCTTAAAACAGCAGATGCTTTGTTGATAGCGAATTGCCTTTCCAATAACTACCTAGACGAAGGAGAGCAAAAATGGCTCTAGACATGAACAATGCAAATTTCCTTGAAATAAAAGGAAAATGGAAATATGGAAATGAATACATTGGAACTGATTTAACTGAAATTGATGGAGTTAATTATCTTAAAGTAATATTATATCCATTTGAAATAACTCTTATATCATCATTTAAAAATATTGGCTTTGGCTTAAAAATATTTAAAGTAAACTTTTCATTTAACATATCCGCATTATAATGTTAGATAGGTTTGATATTAAGTATCTAAGAGAAGAACTGGAAAAATTAAAAACTATACATCGAAGTATTAAAAGTATAGTTGAAACAATAGAAAGAATAATTAGCAGAGCTGGAAAGAAATATTAATCTGTAAAATTAGTGATGGAATCATATGCATCTCTAAATAGTGAACCGAAGAGGACTGGGAGGAACATGAACATTAATCTGTTCCCCCAGTCATCTCTTGCTTTTTCTTCATCTTCTTCACTAAATCCCATACCCAGCATAACAGCCCATACTACCATTCTTGCAGCTAATGCAAATACTGGATTTTCTGCGCTTCTTATGATTTTAGTTGCACCACTTGACCTTCCAATTATTTTCCACATAATAGGAGCTATTGAAGACATTACCCCAAATGTACTAGCGACACCTCTTGACATTAAAAGACGTACAAATGCTTTAGCTTCTATATCAGTAGAATTTTCTCCAAGTGCTGTAAAAATCCTTACAAATGCATCTTTAGTATCGTAACTACTATCCATAAAGTTTGCTGCTATATTTCTATCGTGTATCATTTGGAAAAGAGTATATGATTTATATTGCATAACAGTCCTACCCATTCCTGAAAAAGCTTCACCCAACCAAACAGGAGACATCCCAAACATCATTTGATAAACTGCATCTCTAGCAACTTTTTTTGCTATTGGAGACTTGTACATACTATCATTGTAATCCCCCGTAGTAACCTTCCCAAGTAACCCCAGACTTTGAGCATGAAAAATAGCCATTAAGGCAGTTTCTGATCTCATTTGTTGCTCACCCTCAGTAAATGTAAACAAATCTTTATTTCCTTCAGTAAACCACCATGATAATTTCCAAGTTACCATTTTTTTAAATTTATGATCTGATATTTCCCCAACAAGCCTTCTCATTCTTTTTTCTACTAAATCTCTTTTATTATTTGCTTCCTCAATAGTTAAAAGCCCCCAATAAGCATCTCTTTTATCAAGTAATTCCGTTTTTAGTTCATCACTTAAATTGTCTGCATTGAATTCAGCACTCCATTTCTGATGTGTATCAAGTCTTTTTAATGTTTCTGTAAGTTCTCGTAAATAACTTATTTCAGCTTTTTTAAGTTTACTTTTTTCTCTAAATAACATATTTAATAAAAGATGATCAATGCTAGATTCACCATTCTTTAAAAAATTATCTTTACCTCTTCTTATAAGTGAAAACCAGTTTCTCATATTTTGACTTGGGATAGGAATAGCAGCACCACCAATCCATTTTGATACCCTATCAGAAAATGGATATAAACCAAAATCATGTCCATCTAGGTGCTCACCACTCCCAAGCATAATTTCATTAAACATACTAATCAAATTCAATACACCAGTTGCATCTACAACACTTTTCCATTTTGCTTGAGAAGTTTCAGTACCTCCATTTAATGCATTTCCAGCTTTTTTCCAAATATCAAGCCCATAATGTATGATTGGATTAAGTATCTGAGTTCTATTCCCCATAGCCCCACCCATACCTAAGAACCTACCAGAGAACAATCCGTTTATTATTAGCATCAGCTTTTCTGCACTAGCTTCATCAAATTCCCTACCAGCCCTTAAAGATTTTGGAAACCAAGTATTCATCCATGCTGCTACTTCCTCTTGGCTAACATCCTGCCACCCTCTAAGTGTAGGTACTTTATTTATTGTATCAATATGCCCCAATGCTAGTTTAACTCTATTTACCATGTAGTCTGTAATATCAGTAGGCATCATACTTTCAGTTTTTGATAGAGTATACATTGTTGAAACCATTTGATTAACTAATGAATTCCTATGAAGATTTCTAAATGTTTTCTCAAGATATTCAGCATGAACATTACCATCTTTACGCCTATTAAGATTACTAGTCCATAATGATCTATGTTCTGTATGCACAGTTGATGCTGCATCTCTTATATCTCTGCTCTGTTCACCAATGCCTCTAGAAACAAGCATTTCTAATATTTTATTAATACCATCTCTAGCAGGTTCTAATCTTTTTCTAGCCCAAGGATGTAAATCACCAGCTAATTTTTTATTTATATTTTCAACTGCATCATCCATCATATTCTCTAGTGCCTGCCTTGTAAACATGACCGGCCCATAGTTTACACCTATCTTCTGAAAATACGAATCTGATGTTGAAAGACCATATTTACCCTCATAGACAGCAGATTCAATTCCACCAAGCTTAAGTATATTATCATCTATCCAATCGGCTATTTCTCCTGCTGTATATTGTTTTTTTGTTTCAGGGTTAATCTTTCTTTTCATTTCGTTAGATATTGTTTTTCTTAATCTAACAGAGGTTTTATCATTAGCTTTCCCAAATTTTCTTACATCTTCATATAAATCTCTATATTGTTCTCTATATTCTGCAACTAAATCCCATAAAGTAATCCCACCTGTTCCTGCAATTGTTTTAGTTAATACAGCATCACTTGGTTGATTTTCTAAATATTGGAAAGCTCCATATGCTTTATGTGGTTGAAATTTAATATCATTTTTTGAATTCTTTATTTTTTCTTTTATGTAATATTGTTTTGTTTCTCGACCATACTTCACTTCACCCTTACCTTGTAAATAAGAATAACTATGCTCTTTTTGAGCTTTATAAAATCCTTCTTTTAAAATATGTATATCTATATTATCTGCCTGATGAGCTACATTTTCCCATTCAGAAGTTGCATCTTTTTTCGACCTTAGTGCATAAACCTTATATGTCTCAGCCCCATTCCTAGGAGTTTCTTGCTTAACCATTAAATATTCAACTAATCCATCAGGAGAAAGTTGTATTTCAGGGTCAGCTGACTTAAATTCTGCAACAGAAAGGTCAGGAGTCTCATACTTCCCCTGCATATCAATATTCTCATTTTGAAATTCTGGAGGAGCATCTGGGTCTTTTTTATTTAAAAAGTCAGTTCTTGCCTTTCTTCTTTCGAGAGCATATGTTATGATTCTATTATCTCTTTGGCTTGTATTCTCGGTAGTTGTCGGTATAAAATATCTTGTTTGACCATGAACAATATCATTAGTAAACTCATCTCTGTATTTTTCCATTACTAAACTTTCATATAATACATCATCAAATTTTTGATATTTATCACTATTGAAAATCTTTCTTCCAATATTAGAAAAGAAATTTGTTTTACCAGCATACCCTAATTTAGATTCAGGTATTGTCTTTTCTATATTTCTACCATCATCATCTTTTTGATTATCATAAGAAACACGATATTTCGTAGTCCCTTTAGTAGTTTTTATCCTTTTAAGTATAGTAACATTTTCTCCATCAGAATCAAATAAACCAGATATTCCATCAATGGGATTATCCAAATCTACCTGCCCACTACCAACAAGCTCCGTAAAATTTCCTTCAAATCCCTCCTTTTGAATTTTCATTCTTTCAATATAGCTTTGGTAAGACTGAACAGTTTTATCAGTTATAGCCTGCGCTGCATCAATTAGTTTTGAAACAGTACCAAACCTATCAGCTTTCATCATCAAAAGACCTGGAGGCATCAATGCTCTTTCCCAATTCTTCATTCTCTGGTCAGGTCTAGCCATTATTTCATCAGATTTCTTTCTAATCTTTTCAAATCTCTTATTCATACCATGTAAAGTTCTACTTGGTAATGTATCATTGCCCCTATAAATAGGATTTAGATTAAGTCTGCTAAAATATGTAGCCCATTTACCAACCATATCCCAAGGGTCAGCTTCATAAGCAGTAGCACCACCCCACTTAAGAAAGTAATTTTTCATATTATCGTACAGAATTTTATGCATTTTATAATTACTAGCCTTCTTATTAGGTACACCTATCATATTAGATAATGCATCATTTATATTAAGTTCATAAGCTATTTGTAAAGCATTAAAACTTTCTTCCATTTTATTCTTTACTGATACACAAGCTTTAAGTGATTTTGCCATTATTTACACTTTATGTTATTAAGCATTTGATTATTTACATTGTTAATTTCATGTATATCCATTCCTTTTTTCCTTCTTGTTTGTTGAAGAGTCTGAGGATCAATTTTTATTTCACCTTTCTTAACATCTCTAACTTTCTCATCCCATTTTTTAAAATATTTTCTTATTGTTGTTTTGTCTAATAATTTCATTGGTGGTATATGTAATCTGTATGCTGGTTTTCTACCTTTAACAACTACTCCCTGCAAGTAGTATAGAGTAGCAACTACTTGTTCTTCTTTTGTTAGCTTATTCCACTCCTCTATATGAAGATCAGTTAATAAAGCCATAGGCTCATTATAATCATATCTTAATTCTATAGCATCATAACCACCCTTAGCCAGTCCTTTTTCTTTCTCTATTTTATCTAATAAATCAAAATAATCACTAGCAAAGTTATCCATATAAGTAGTAGCATTATTTAAAGCTTTTCTATTTGCTGGACTTCTTAAATAGTCCTGCATTTCCAATGCAATATTATCAGTTGCTCTAGCATGTGCTATACGATTTGCTGTATCTGTAAACATCATAGGCAAATCTCCATCTACCCATAACTCACCATCTTCTTTGCCCTTTCTCATATGAAGAGAAATAAGTATTTCTTCCTGTGGTGTAAGATTTTCATTTAATTTTATATACCATTTACCCTTTAGAGGTTTCTGTTTTCTTTCACTTAACTGCTTAGCTACCTTAAGACCAATCTTATGCCCAACAGTACTAATTCCCTCACCATGACTTAGCATCCTTGCCATTTCAGCCGATTTGCTAAATAACCCATATATATCATACTGTTTTTGATTTGTATTGTTTATTCCCTGCCTTACTGGGCTAAAATTCATCAAACGAAGTACTGATCTGAGAGCATTCATAGGATTTTGGATAGTATCATTAAATGCACTTTTTATATTTTTCCTTGGGTTGCCCATCATTGATGCAACGCTATTGCCATTATTATTTTTAAATAATCTAGAGTACACAAAGTCTGGATTAATTTTTAACTGCCCAAGAAATCCAAATTTAGAATCATCTACAGCCATTTGTAGAAGAATACTTAATTCGTGTTCTTTTGTAGTACCCAAATGAAAATTAATTTTATTATCCACTATATAGTCTTGACGAAATTTTTGATAATCATCAGCTGTATATTCTTTATTTGATTCACCATTAATAATAGAATCACCTTGTTCATATAAACCATTCCAAGCATCTTCTGTCATAATTAAAGTATCGCCTTCCATAACTTTTATATTGACATAATCTAAAACAACCTTGTCTGTTGGTTTAAAAACTCTATATGCCATTGTTCCAAGATCAAGTTTAAACTTCTTTATACCCAGAGAGAACATAGTATTTCGTGCATTAGTAATCATTCCAATAGTTTTCTGAGCACTTGAAATTTGATTAATAACATAGTTGACATGAGTTGAATTAGACATGTCTGTAGCACCCGTTGTATTATCAAGAATTTTTAAATTAACTGCTTTTCTTTTACGTTTCCACAGATCACCATCTCTAAAAGTTTTAAAGGCATCAATAACTTCATTATCTGTGATAATTTCAACCATTGTTTTGTCACCATCCCAATCACCATCAAATACATTTATTATATCTTCTGCATTGGCAAACAGAGTCTCACCATGATCGCTTTTAACAAAACTGTGTAGTCTTCTAACAACAACACCAGTAAGTTTAGCAACAGGTTGTCTAGATAATAACAACTCAACTTTATGATGCTTCAAGTATTGGTTTAAAGCAGTTACTTTACTATCGTAACTATAATCCCAACTCTGTATAGGTTTCTTCTTCTTTTCTTTTCTTTTTTTATTAATTCCTAATATATATTTGTCTAACCAAGCTTTATCACGAATAACTAAAGCAGTCACATGATTGACGAGAGTAGAATTTTTTTGACTAATTGAAACACTTTGTTTTGGTATCTCAAGGTGTACTTTAGGTTTAAAGAATAATTGAGTTGCCTTACCCTTCTTTTTCTGACGCATTTTAAATAATCCATGCGTAAAAATCCTTTTTTTAATCATCTCTTTCCAAAAACTAGTAGCTGCTGGATGATGAACTCCCTTACCATCTTCACCTATTGTATCTATAATACTTTGAAATTGTGTCTGGACTTGACCATCTTGAAGTTCTTGTTTCAATTCATCTCGTAATGACTTAGGATTATTAAGAAAGCCCTGAAAAGCTTTTAAATAGTCATTGGTTATTGAACCATAATGTTTTCTAAGGGCTTTTATAAAGGCTTTCCCACCATGCTTCTCATCATTCAATATTTCAGTATCCATAGCTAACTCACCCCAAGTAACAGGAAAAGCAGCAGTAGTCTTAGAATGTTCTTGTGCTTGTATTATTTTTTGTGATGTCTCTGGTATTGATTGTACTGTATAAAACTCAGAGAATCTACCTGATGTCATTTTTGAAGTATGCACAGATGAAAGGTGATCAATAACCTTACCTGTTTTAACATCTATTATACTATTATTAATTCCACTACCAGATACCCTAGCAAAAGCTTCCGTTTCTCCTTTCCTTCTAAATTCCATACCATTAAAAGCAGTCATTTGCATCATTTTAGTACCAATATAATTATCAGCAGCATAGGGATCATCAGCTTTCTCTAGGACTCTTATAACTCCCTTAACTTCATTAAGGTCTTTAATACCAGTTTTTTCTATTAGCCTCTTAAACCAAGTACCAGATGAAATCATCCAACCATCTTGATTAATTGTAATATCTACTTTTTTACCACCTACCCAAACTTCAACGTCATCATCAATAGTCATGATTGTGGAGTCTCCCATACCCCTTGGGACATATCCCTCTGTCATGTCAATTCTAAGCCTATTGTAGTAGTCCTGAATACCTAAAGGAGTAACCTCCTGCTCAGAATTCTGGACATCAAGGTGAGTTCCCATTAAATACTTATTACCTTTGGTATCTTTCCACCACTCATGCTTACCTATAATCTGTCTAAAATCTTCTTTTATAGATATTGACTCACCATTTTTAGAGGTCATTCTAACGCCAACATTAGAACCACCAGTCTTTGATGCATTCATAAATTGAGCTTTATGATTTTCAGTTATATTACCATATTCAATTTCTTTATCAAGGTATTCTATGAATTGTTTTTCTGTATAAGATGTATATTCAGGATTTACCTTAGCAAACACAAGCATCCCCTGACTTCCTGACTTAACACCAACAAAAGTAATTAAATTATTCTCGCCAGAGTTAGGATTATCAAAATCAAAAACAAATTCACCTTGCCAACTAGCAATTTGTTCAGCATTTGCTGTCATATCTGATTTGGCAAAGTATTTTTCTTTTGTACCAAAAGTTGTTTTTTGCATAACAACATCTTCCATACTCAGTATAATAGTTCTTTCACCAAATCCTTGATCTTCCCTAAAATTAGACACAGCACTCAATGGGACTCTGTTACCACTAGCTAATTCAAATCTTTGAGTAACGACACCATTTTCATCTTTTGTCACACTTGTCATGCCTTTATATGAGAGCATAACAGCACCTTCTTGAGAAACCTGAACAGCCTCATAATGCATTCTACCACCTTGTCTTAATACTGGATCGAATACTTCAATTTTTGAATTACTTTTATTGAAGAATTGACGAACATAGTCAGCAGGAGTATCTCTGCCATAGTTTTTTTTGAAGAATTTATCAAACTCTTTTTCAAAATTATCAAAATTGTTAACATTCTTTTTGGCTAATTCTATCATTTCCTGATAATCATCATTCATAAAATGAATACCAAGCTTACTCTCCCAATGTGAAATCATAAATATATCACTTGGATTCCATCCATTGTCTCTATCTACAGCTTGATTCTCATACCCAGTATTAGCTAACAAAGACCTGTTGCCACCTCTTAGACTAAGTATTATCTCTCCTTCTTGGTAAAAGCGACCAGCTATTAGTTCGCCTAATTCATCTTCTTGAATCATATCAAACAAATTCTTTACTTCTAACCAGAATTTTCTAAGCCACATTTCTACACGCTTTCTAGTAGAGCCAGTTAGTCTATTGGCATAATAGTCTCCTATATACTGAACAAGTTCCTCTTTTGATTTAAATTTTTTAATACCTGCTTTTACTACTTTATTGTTAATAAGCATATTAACATAAGGGTGAGCATATTCATGTGGGGCTGTATCAAATGTAGCATCAGACTTTCCCCACATAACAGCAGCACCTATCGCAGCCCCAGCTACCCTGTCACCATCAATAATTAACTTCTCAACTTCGGTTACATCTATACTAGGATACTTCTTCTTTAGTCTCTTCTTAATTTTCTCCCAAATTTTTGGAGATGTAGTTGCTTTTGGTTGTGTAGATGCTTCTTTCTGTTGTAATTCAATATTGCCAATGCTATCTGATCTTGATGCACCACTATCCTTTTTTTCGGAAACAAAAGCATCATGGAAAGCTTCTAATTCAACAGACCCTAGCTTGCCTTCTCTCTCAGCAGCCTCTATTCTTTTTAGTAGAGGAGCAACTTGTTCTTGACTTATTATACCATCCTCTACCCCAGACTCTAAAGCAAGTGTTGTTTCACCTCCCCTATTAAGAAACATTTTATGAGCATTAAGAGCAGCTTCTATAAAACGAAACTGTTCTGGAGTCATAGGAGTTTTTTGTTTAGCTTTTAATTTTTGAGTTTCAGCTTTCTTTTGTTGTAACGATTGTTCAAACCTAGCTTTAAAACCAGCCTCGTCTCTGATGTCCCCCCTAGTACCTTTTGATGTTCTATATACAAAATTCTTAGGAGCCACCACTTCTGTTTCTATCCCAAGTCGAAAAGCAGCCTTAGCGGCAGCCTCATCAAATCCAGTTTGACCACCAGTAATAACTTTACCAGTAACCTCTCGACCACTTTCCTTTACTTTGCTAACAACCGCAGATAGCCAATGTCCTACATTTGTATCTAAATTTGACTGTCTTTGTTCTTTTTCTTTTACTGTTCCTTGGTAATTACCATGACCAGCAATATTTAAAGTGCCTCCATCAGCAAGAACATTAGCAGCATCTTGAATTTGTCTATCACTCAAAGTAATAGAAAATCTACCTTGTTCATCAACAGGTACTCTAGAGTATTTTTTAGCATACTTCCTCGTAGCACCAGAGCCTTTTTCTGTTTTAGAAAAATCAATAGTTAAATCAGCTTCTTGACCAGTTTCTCTTGTTCTAGCAGGGTATCCGGGTTTCTTAAGTTCTCTAAATTTAATTTTGCTAGGGGTAGTAACATCAGGACTTGACACGGGTGCAGTCGTAAGAGGTTCGCCTGTTTCGTTATCAATATCTTCTGATCCAAATAAATCTTGTTGTTCACCACCTTTTTGTGCGAAATCTGCTACATTTTGAACGGGATCACCAACACCTTCTGGAGTCTCATCTGAAATTGGAACATCTGCTAAGTCTTTAGGAATAGGTTTTCCAGTAACTTTTTCATCAGTTATTATTTCAGTAGAAGTAATAGCATCAGTTTTAAAAGCAAGATACTCTTTTTCTATTTCTTTAACTTCACCTTTACTAGTACGATATTGTTCTAAAATAAGACCATCATATCCTTTACGATAAAGAAGATTTGTAAATTTTTCTCTTCCAAAATTTGATATTATATCATATATAGGTGGAGCATAAAATTCTGAAGGTCTACCATCTGTAAATTTTTGTTCTATCATTTCAACAGGAACACCAAGCTCTTTTAAGAACTCAATTTGTTTATCAAATTTTTGTTTTAATTCTTCGGGTTCATCTAAGCGTTTATCAAACTGTTTCAAATAACTCCCCTCACCCATCAAAACAAGTGGATTTTTTAAAGTTATTTTTGATTTATAAACAAATCCTTTTACTCTTTTTCCAAAATTAGTTGCGTATTCTTTTGCTTTAACTATTTTTTCAGTAAAAGCTATCCCCTTACCAAAACCACCAGATTCTCGTTGCCCAGATTTTTCAACATCAAATTCTGTAAATTCATCGGGGCTACCATGATAAACTTCTATGTCTTTCATTCCCCGGGTAGTAGCAGTTTCTTTACCAGTTACTTGCTCATATATTGCTTCCTTTAAACCCCTGATAATTGATGCTCCTGTTTGGATATTACCTTTATCATCTAATGGAACTGTTATGCCAAGAGCCCCAGCTACTTCATGTGTTAGCTT